ATGAGTATGTCATCCATACCGTCATCTTCCCCCGGCGGAAAGCGCTATGGCTGGGTAGAGAAGATCGGTAACAAGGTCCCGCACCCGTTTTTGCTGTTTATCTATCTCATCGCCGTGCTGATCGCTGCCACGGCAATCCTCTCCGCCCTCAACGTTGGGGTACAAAACCCAACTGACGGTTCGCGGGTGGTGGTCAAAAACCTGCTCAGCGTGGAAGGATTGCACTGGTTTTTGCCGAACGTGATTAAAAACTTCAGCGGTTTCGCGCCGCTGGGGGCGATCCTCGCCCTGGTGCTGGGCGCCGGCTTTGCCGAGCGGGTGGGCCTGTTACCGGCGTTGATGGTCAAGATGGCCTCGCACGTCAGCGCCCGCTATGCCAGCTATATGGTGCTGTTTATCGCCTTTTTCAGCCATATCTCTTCCGATGCGGCGCTGGTGATTATGCCGCCGCTGGGAGCGCTGATGTTTCTTGCCGTCGGTCGGCATCCTGTCGCTGGTCTGCTGGCGGCGATAGCCGGCGTGGGCTGCGGCTTTACCGCCAATCTACTGATTGTCACCACCGACGTGCTGCTCTCCGGGATCAGCACCGAGGCGGCAAAGTCCATCGATGCCTCTTTGCACGTCAGTGTGATCGACAACTGGTACTTTATGGCGACCTCGGTGATCGTTCTGACGCTCGTCGGCGGACTGATCACCGATAAGCTGGTCGAGCCGCGGCTGGGCCAGTGGCAAGGCAGTCGTGATGAAAAGCTGCAGACGCTGACGCCCGCGGAGCGGTTCGGCCTGCGCATCGCCGGCGTGGCGACGCTGGTATTCGTGGCGGTCATCGCCCTGATGGTGGTCCCCGAAAACGGTATTCTTCGCGATCCGGTTCAGCATACGGTCATGCCCTCGCCGTTTATCAAAGGCATCGTGCCGCTAATTATCTTTTTCTTCTTTGTCGTGTCGCTGGCATACGGCATCGCCACCGGCAAAATTCGCCGCCAGGCCGACCTGCCGCAGTTGATGATTGAGCCGATGAAAGAGATGGCCGGGTTTATCGTGATGGTCTTCCCGCTGGCGCAGTTCGTGGCGATGTTCAATCGTAGCCATAAATCAGACCCTATAAAATATATATAATAATATCAGTCATATATAAAAATATACTGGATATCGAGACAGTTATATTTTAGGCTATTTTCACCCGTTTTAACCCATTATGTTGTTATCAGCACCCCACACAGCACCCCACAGTTTAAGGTTTGGATATGGCTTTCTTCACCATAGAGAAAAGATTACGCAGCGATGGAACTGCCCGTTATCGCTGTACTGTAGCCGTTAAACAAAATGGTAAGTATGTCCACCGGGAGAACAAAACCTTCTCCAAGAACACCCTTGCGAAGTCCTGGGGGGCTAAACGTGTAGCATACATTGAAGAGCATGGTCTCCCAGAGCCAGAAAAAGAGATGAAAGAGATCTCTGTTATAACTGTTGGTGACCTGCTTACTCAGTATGAAAACCATCCAAACATAACGCTCGGTGCATCAAAAAGAAGCTCTCTCCGCACGCTTGGCCGTTCCTTTCTGGCAGAAATCAAACTTACGGACTTGACCGCAAAACATATTATCGAGCACTGCCAGACCCGAAAAGCGCAAGGACTTGCGCCTTCCACTATCTCTCAGGACGTATCGTATTTAAGTGTTGCGCTTGAAGCGGCCAAGCCACTTTTTGGCGCACCAGCTAATTTGAACGAATTATCTGACGCTAAAGTTTGGTTGAGAAATATGGGGATCACAGGTCCTTCACAGCGACGTAGTCGCCGCGCAAGTGCTACCGAGGTTGATCGGTTGTATGAAGTTCTTAAAGTTAAGGCCGAAACGGCATACACCGGGGCGCCATTACATCAAATATTTATGTTTTCCATACTTACATGTATGAGGGTTGGAGAGGTTTGTCGTCTTCTCTGGGAGGATGTGGACGATATTCAGCGTTCTGTTATCGTTAGAGACAGGAAGGACCCGAGGAAAAAAATCGGCAACCACATGTTAGTGCCCTTACTTGGTGATGCCTGGAGGATATTGACGATGCAGCCTCGTGTTAACGACAGGGTATTCCCGTTCAATCCGAAAAGTATAACAGCCATGTATCGGCGCGTTCGTGACGAGTTGGGGATTGAGGATCTGAGGTATCACGATCTACGGCGCGAAGGGGCAAGCCGTCTGTTTGAAGCAGGATTTAGTATTGAAGAGGTAGCACAGGTCACAGGACATCGATCACTGAATATATTGTGGCAGGTGTACACTGAGCTATTTCCGAAAACGCTGCATGAGAAATTCGATAAGTTGCAGAAAAGCAAAAACATTGAGTAGAATCAAAAGCGGTGCTCCCCCTGCCTGAGCCCACGCCCACCCGGCAACTAATGCATGCTGCTGCCCTGTGGGATTTTACACCAAATCCTCACCCAGCCTCATGCAGTATGCTATCCGGGAAATCTTTATAAATCGTCTTCACCCCTCCGAGCACATAGGCCACAGACACAATGTTTTAACTGCTCAGACCAGAAATATCTGGAAGCTTTAGGCATATTCTTGGAAGATAGACGAGCGCAAAGACGCACACAGCAATGATGTTATGTAGTATTTCCCCCTTGAGTGTGCCTGCTCAAGGGGATTTTTTTACCGCCGTATTGTACCGGCAAATATTTGAAAATAGTCTTCACCCCCACACCGATCGCATCGGCCACACGCTACTGGACAGGCGGTTAGTCCGGTATGTTTCTCGCGCTACTACTACTTACTTTAACGTCTGGTAATGATCTAGCGGCGCGACGTAAAGCGGCGTTGAAAGCAATTATAGTGACCGGCCGGCGATGGTACTTCACACGGTTAGAATGACTCTGAAATAAATAAACATCTTCTGGATAGCGTTCTCTTCTACGAGCAATCATCGCCTCTACTGGAGGGGTTGATTTAACACGTAACTCCTTCAGGTGACCCTGTTTTCGTATCAGTATCAAGTCACCATCAATATCATCATATCGAATACTCAGCAGCCTTCCAGCGCTTAAACCCGTGTGAAAAATTAACGCCCACAAGTCAGCCCATGTATCTGAGATGGAAACAAGATTGCTGTTAATAGTTAAAAATTGCTCAAAACTTATTGTTTTCTTACCGTTCACGAACAAACCAAACTGTTTTCAAAGCTGAATGAATTGATTAAGCCAAACGTAACATATCAGGAAAAGTAGTGAAATCTTTGTCTTCAAGTCGCCGGGAGGTACTTGTAGATTGTTTTCACGTCCACACCTATTACATCAGCCACCTGCTGCCGGGTAGCGCCGTTCTCCAGCATTCTGCGGCACTGCTCCACCACTTCTTCAGTCATTACCCGGCGGCGTCCGCCTACTCTCCCTGGCACGTGCGCAGCACCGAGGAGATCCTCGCCGCGTTCTGATTTATATTGGGCTTCCCCAGTTGGTGCACCCGAAATGGGTGCGCCTTGGCATCACCAGCCTTGAAGAGTATGCCCGCCACTTCAATTGCGTGACGCGGTAAATTTAAAAATCGACAAATATCGTCCAGGAGCGCCATTTTTAATGGCTGGAGATAGCAACCAATATGCGTTGTTTGCAATATTTGGCGAATTTTACCTATTTCTCATGCCCCACCCATGCCCCAAGACGCCTGCCACGCGAAATCTTCCATCAATTGACAGCAACTAAACAACCGCGTTGTCCTGGCGCACATCGCAGATAGTAAACGTCACGACCACCTGCGCGGAATAACCATGCGGCCGTCCATATGTAGCACGGCGATTTTTATTGCATAAAATAATGCACTATGGGATATGGGAATATCCGCATAGTGCAAAATTAACTGATTAGGCTACCGGGTAATACGCCAGGCGAGATGTAATGTTTCCGCCCATATTGATGTTGAGGTTTGACAGGGACAGAGCGTTGATCCCGGCAGCAGCAGCATTACTGTTGTGACCTCCACGTTGTGCGTAACCTATGACAGATGTATTGATAATGAAAAAGTCGCTATCGGTGGACAGGAAAGGATAGAGGCCCAGGATCTGCAATTTCTTCAGGGCCAGACTGGTAACTGCTTTCCCTGTGCTGTTCACGATTGTTGTCGTCTGGAACTGCCCACTGGTTAACGTCAGCGTGTAGTCTGCAGCAGACGCAACGCTACCCGATTTTAACTTAATGCTGTTGGCCGTCGTACCGTTGCCATCAGGTGTAATTAACGACCCGTCTTCGCCACTGATAGCCCGCCAGTCTGCGGATGTATCCAGCAAATCACGGGAAGAACTGGCCGCGTTATTATTAGCGAGAACCTGTAGTTCCCCGTAGACACAACGCAGACCGCTTACATGTTCGTTTGCGTTTCCGTTCAGGTCTGAAATCCCGTTATATGCCAGATTGTGACGAAAATCAGTTGGGCCAGACCCAGTGTAAATGAGTCCGCTCCCAGTGGTGGTACCAGCTGGCAGACCGTCAACGCGGATACCGTAAAGTGACGTGTCAGTAACGTCACATCCGTTCAAGTTTGCCCCTTTTGGATATTGCTGGTTTTTCCATGCCAGGCACTGTAACGCCGACCACTCTGCGTTAGTTATTGCATGAAAACCGGGACCGGATGCCCTGGCAGTTTGAATCGCATACGGCAAAGAAACCACACCTCTGGTCGGTACAGAGTATGGCTGCGAAACCATCTCGCCATCAATAACCCGCATCTGGTACGTGCCGATGAGGATCTGTGAAAACTCTTTATCATCGACAATAAACGCCGGGTGCGTCCCGGATAGCGAACTGTCGACTTCAGAAAGGTCGAATTTAGCCAGCACGTTCATAAAACACGGCTGACCTTTCTTTGTGTAAACAATCGTCTGGAGACCACCAGATGCAGCCTCTACCGACTGACGTAATCTGTCTTTAATAAGGATTGTAGCCATTTATAATCGCCTCTATTCATATGAGAAATACTGATCGAGCCACACCATACGTTGGGTTAGCCATGACAGTAGCTGGTCGTTACTGGTGATATCTTTTGACGGTAGCCCCGTCCATTTAACTAACTCCCTTTCAAACATGTCTATTGTATATTTAGACTGCAAATTCGTCATAATGCGTGAAACATTCCCGACAGATAACACACCGGAGTTGCGTAATTGCGCGTAACGGGCATTAATATCCGACCCGATAGCGGTGTAAACTTTGCCCCAGAACTCCTTGTTACCCGGCAGGGCAAATCCTTGAGTAAGGGGATTGAGGGTTGGTCCGTAGGCAATAGCGCGCCCGGACGCATTCAAGCCGAACGTGGTGTCCAGGTCATAGGGCATACAGAACCATTTCTGTGCATCCCATGTCATAAACAACATGTTCTTGTTGTAACAATCCACCGCACATAAAAACATCATCAGAATGTAATAATCTGACACATTCATTTTATCCATGTGCTCTGGAAGGGCAGCTGAAAAATCGCTCTGGGGTAATTGCGCAAATGCCCGCCAGACATCGAGATACCCGTTAACCGTGGCAGTGACACTAGATGGCGCAGTGACCTCGCAAATATTCGGATTAGAGATATCCAGTGTTCGTATATCACAGTTCTGAAACTCCAGGTAAATCTGCTCCGGGATGTTTTTGGCGATATTATAATTCGCTCTCTTTTTGCCGGTCATAATGTCCCCGACCCCGTAAAAATCCGAATTAATGTACACAATGCACGGGTAGCCTTTCGGGATGCCGGTTGCGCCAGTATCGACTGCGGCCAGTCCGGTTTTTCCAACGTAATAGTGATCAACCTCTCGCCGTGGCCAGGTATCACGGGTATCCTGCATCTGAGTCCACAGGGTATAACCGATAAGGTTGCGGCTGTGCGTGGAGTCGATATAGTTCGCCTTATAAACCCATTCACTGAATGCAAGTCCGTCACCGATTTTCAGCTTCATATCGGTTGAATATGCCTCATCGGAATAAAAGGCGATGGTTAAATTCTTTTTGGGATACCCTGCCGATGACGACCCCTGAACAGCAATTGTGCTGAACGCTGTCAATGACACCCCATCAATATCGATCTTGCATCGCCCCTGGTATGCCCCATCGGCCTTTGATGCCGGCACGCCTTGAGGGGATGTAATATCAATCCGCACGATTCGTGCCGGCGCGGGAAAGGCATAGATACCGTCCGTGACTTCCGTTGCACCGGCAGAACCCCCACCGCCAGTGGTGCTCGTGTCCAGTCCATCAAGTTTATAGAGTTCTGACGCCAGGAGACTCAGATTGAGCAATGACTGCAGCCGGGCACCGTCTAAATCCCTTGCTGACGGGGCCAGGTTAATTGCATCAATGACAATCTGCAGAGATGTGCTCAATGACTGGATGGCATTCCTGGTCTGGCTGTCTGACACCCCAAGAGAAGATATCGTTTCACTGAGCACCTGTATCGCAGTATTTATGTTTGAAATATTATCCTGGCTTTCATTCAGTGTGCTTTCCTGAGAAAAAATAATTTCAGATATGACCTGTAGTGATAATGAAAGATGTTGTAGGGCGGTTATGGCGTTCTCATTATCATTTGTTATCTGGCTTTGTGTCTCCGCCTGAATCTGCTGGCCCAGATAAATGCGCTGCAACCAGTCTGTCGCCTGCTGGGTCTGTTCTGCAATATCGTCAACAGCCTTCTGAGAAGGCATTATTCGCCCGGTAGGCTGCAGCGTCCCGCCAACGTTCATGACTTCGATCGCAAGGGCGCTGTCATCCGGGCTGCGGTAATACGTCGTAGAGCCCACCGGGATATTCGCGATGTCCGCCTGCGCTGCAGCCAGCGTCGCGTACTGCTTACTGAGCGGGATCAGGTTCTGCCTGATCTCATCGTTTTTCGCCATCATTCCGCGCCAGGTATCCAGCTCAACGCCAGCGCGATCTGGTTCAGTCAGCGCAGACCCATTGACCAGCTTATCCAGACGCTCAGCGTTATCGAGCAGCACAGCGGGAGACGTGCTCCCCAGCTCCGGGTTAAAGGCCATGTTTTTTGCTCCAAAAAGAGGCTTCGCCCAAACGAGGGTTTGAGCGAAAAGAGTTAATTAGGGGTTGTTATGGGGTATTACGCGACGTCGCCGGGGTATGTGGCGTCGTCATACTGGTAGAACGATTCGAGGTATTCTTTAGCGGTGACCTGGCATGTTCCGTCAGACTGCGGGGCGATCTCCTCTACAATGGCGTCGTAGACGTGGCGCGTTGAGCCGCAGAAAACCAGGCGGATCGGCTCGATGGTTGCCGACGACAGGTCAACCTTCATCGGGTCATCAAACTCGCTCAGGTGCGGGACTGACAGCTGAAAATCGCCCACCCTGCTCGCCACCATCAGCCCGGATGCAGAGCCATCCTGATAGCGGATCAGCGCTCGGGGATTTTCGAAAGACCAGTCCAGCGGCTCCGTAACGGTGAACGTTGTCACGCCACCAGCCGTTGTCATCGCCTCCACCAGACAGGAAATCGTGTTGTTACCCGGAATATCATCCGTGAGCACAATGCGATCGCCCGTGTTGTAGCACAGCGCGTCCAGCTCGGTAGTGGTCTGGAACGTCACCCGCTGCTGCAGGTATTTCATCAGGCGACGCATGCCGATTTGGTAGGCGTGATCCTGATTGAGTACTCCATCGAGTTTGTAGTTCTCGATTTTCACCGGCGTGGGATTGTCCGGCGTCCGGCATTTAACGGTCTCCTCTGCCCAGGTAGCCCCGTTGATGTACGTCACGTCGACACCATCAAAATCATCGTCGGACGGTACGGTAAATCCGCTCTGCAGCTCCTCCACCATCTCATGCGGAGTGATCACGCCAGTCCATGGCTTAATCCCCTCACGGTTGACCGTCGCCAGGCCATCACTCAGCAGAAAACGTGACTTCCCGGCATTGGCTATCTTCTGCAGCATTTCCAGCGCTGAGATACTGTCGCCGGTAGCAAAGTCGAAATACTCGCCGCGTGGCGTCCAGTACGCGGACTCCAGCGCGTTGATAGTGTCGACATCCATCTCCAGCCCCAGAGAGTTCCCGACATGCAGCAGCGCCCCCGAAATGGTTCTGGCCGTTCCTGAGTCGTAGGCCCTCGTGGCCACAACGTTTACGCGCCGGTCAGACTGAGCCGCCAGCTTCCCGCCCGTCTCGACGGTCACCGCCATCAGAGACACGCCGGGATAGGATGAAGGGCGCGTCAGCAGTCGCCCGCGCAGCGCATGCCAGTACATACTGTCTCGCGCGTTGTTTGAGCCCTGCTCATTGCGCCGACGGCAGCGAACCTCTACCAGTCCTGGAGAGCTGAGAGTGATCCGCTCAGTGAATCCCAGCCCGTTGACGTTTTTAAGCGCATACTCGCCCTGGTGACTCACCCACCCCGATCCGGAACCGTAGACGCGATACTGAATCTCCCACTCAACATGCCGAAGCCGCTTTTTCCCCTTGCTGTCAAAGCCACAGATGCCGTTCGGGAAGGAGAAATTCACCTCGAATGCATCCACCACTTCATTCTCAGGGCAAACCAGGAACGGCCCCAGCCAGCTCAGCGTGTCGTTAAGACCAGTGGCCTCATAGTCGATCATCGTCCTGGCGGTGAATCCCGGCCATGACTCATCAACGGCACCGGAAACCAGGCGCGCCACCGTCGCCGTTGTGCCGTCGGCCGAGACAATCCGGTACTCATTCCCGCGGTGAGCAAGTGAAAGCCGTTGCACCCCCTCTGGCATGCCGGAAAAGGCCGTTCCCGTGGCGCTGTTATAGGCAAGCGTCACATTCGCCGTTACCGCCGGGCTGCCGCCGGTTGATGCCGTGCCGGAGGTGTAAACCGGGGCATCACCGAAAACAGCTGCAGGCAGCGAAGAGGACGTGATCGCCCCGCCCACGAACGGACTGGCCGCCTCGGTTATCAGTACGGTGCCGCCGTTGTCCTGCGCAACCAGGCCGGAGCCGGTGAGTCCCTCGGTAATGGCCGCCAGCAGTCCCGACATCGAGACGTAGTTAGCCACCAGCGACACCGGGTAGGTAACCCCCTGCCAGGTGATCGTGAACGTGCTGGAGCTGGTCGAAAAGTCGTAGGTGGTCGGGGCCGCACTGGCCTGGAGTTTTGCCGCACTCCCCCCGGCGCCGGGCACTGCAGCCTGACCGGGGGTATATGACGCGATAAACAGATCGTAATCGACTGAGTTAAACCCCAGGGTTACCGGCATACCTACTACCGGCGCGATCTCCGTCAGCAGCGGGCTGGCGATAACGCTGTATCCAGCCGCCGTGGTGATCTGGTAGTTCGCCGGGGCTTTCAGTTCGACCACGGCGCCAGCGACCCAGCTGGGCGGCAGTGCGTTATCGTTCTCGTCATTATCGTCATCATCATCCGTATCCAGCCCGGTAAACGTTACGCTCGAACCGGATACGGTCATGCTGTCTGCGATAATGTCGTCTGCGTCCGGCGACGTCTGGGCCATATCCAGCCCGGTGCCGGATGACGTCCCGCCCACTTCGGTGGAGTTGACCCAGTTTTCGCTGCGCTCATCACCGGAAACGTCCGCGCCTGGCGGGTAATGGGTGCTGCTGAATCCCGGTAGCGTTGAAGCTGGCGTACTGCCAACCCGGATATCGCCATTGGTATAAATCAAATCACCGACACCGAGACACAGCAGCATCTGGACGCGCATTTTCGTAGGATCGGCGGCATCAAACCGGGTAACGGGCTGCACGACATAATCCGGATAAATACGCACGCGCCCAAAAACTTCACGAATCGCATCACCCAGTTTCGCGCTGTTTGCTTTAGCGGGGTTCAGGTCGAGGCTTCGACCTGTGGATGACGTATAGCCGCCGGCATCAATGTTACTCATCATGAACAATGAATAAGCCGCAGATGCGACGGCAATGCCCACTCCTATCCAGGCAATTGTCGCGGCCTCAAGCCCGAAAGGCACCGGATAAAGCCTGACATCACTATCAGGGCGAATCACACACTTAGCCCACTCGCCTGGCGGAATTAACAGCCCCTCAACCTCAACGGTCAGCGGTGGGACATCCCGATCCTCGTAGCCTTCAACATTTGCCACCAGCCAGCTGCGAATACTGGTTACACCATGCTCATGCGTTTCGAGTGGTTCACCGGGAAGCCGGGACGGGTAAAAACGAATGGTCATTGCCAGAACTCCACTTTGACAAATCGGCGCTTAAACCGCGGCAACGGCAGAAAGGTGACGTTCGTACCCGGGTTGCATTCCGCCACATGCAACAGACCACCGATACTGACCACGATCCCTACGTGGGTGACGGTCGACCCGGAATAACAGGCCACCCCGGCCCCTTCGCAGGGTTCGCAGCGCTCAAGGGTAAGCATCATCCTGCGCGCTTCCCGGTCGAGGCCGCCGTCGTCTTTGGTGACCCCTGCAAAATCGGGCCAGACGGGTAAATTCAGGTCGCGGCGTATCTCGTTCACAATGCCGAAACAGTCGAGTTGCGGGTATACGCGCCCGCCCTTCAGCCAGGTGACTGAACGGTATTTATCAGGGTTAAACATTGGGATTCCTTAGCTGATATAACGCAGTCCGGGGAATACAGGGAGCGTGTAGCGGTATCGCGGCCAGGCGGTATCGAGGATATTCATGTAGCCCGCAGTGATCTGCACCTCTGTCGCCGTCCAGGAGCCCGACTTGATTTTCAGCGTATACGGCACTTCCGCAGGGGCCGCTAAATCCGTGGAGATATAACGCCGGTACGTCAGAAATGCAGACAGACGGTTAGCCAGCGCATTGCGGATCGCCGTGGACACAACACCATCGATATTGCACAAGGCAAATTTGAGGTCCTGCGTGCCGTCCGCATTGCGCGCCGGCAGCGCAATGTCTATCGCACAGGCTGAAAACGTTACGGTATCGCCGTTCTCCGTCGTCGCCGTGATGTTGTCGTAACCCTGGCACAGATAATGGACGTCAGAACCAATGGTGATCTGCAGCGTCTCAATGATCACCTCCGGCCCGCTGCTGGCGTAGAGGCGTTTAATCTGCGTCATGCTTCGGCCACTCCTTATTCAGCGCAATATCCAGCAGTGAGCTGCCGACGATCCATTCCGGGTAATGCCCCCATCCAGACGGCGGCAATGGACGCTCCCAGAGTTCTACTGGCGCGGTATATCTCCAGTAAAGTCCGCCTTCGGGAGTGGGGCCTTTATAAATATCCGTGAAACGACACACGTAATTTTTCAGCCCTACAGGCGTTAATAACGGTATGTTGAACCACGCAGCCCCATCTGATAACTCATCCCGAAACCACGCCTCAAAAGCCTGCGCCTGGGCGTCAGAAAAAATCCAGGCCAGATCTGTTTGGGTTGGTGTCGAGGTGTAGGCACGCCGCTGCCGTGCCCGGCCAGTTACCATCTGAGTCCGTTTCAGAGGAGATACAGGAGTTAAACCAAAACTCTCTTTAAGCGGTCCAGGCAGGTAAGCGGAGGGGTAATAAAGCGTTGTGGTGATAGCCATTAGCTAATTTTCCTCCCCGAGGTAGTTTTCCCCATCAAGGCCTTATGCAAATCACCCTGACCGCTTGCGACTGAATTAACCGCCTTCCGGTATCCCCTTTCTGCCCCCTCATCTGCAGCTTTACTGACCAGCGCCAACGTTGCATCGGAAGGGTTACCATTGATGGGGATATTGATTGTGGGCGAATAAATCGCGCCGCCGCCTGTTGACTGGTTTGCAACTCGATCCAGAGTGGCATCCAGTTTTGCGCTGGTTTTAGCTGTCGTAACGCGCTCACCTTTCTGCAGGAGCCAGGTTCCAGTTTCGGGCACAGAGTCGATACCGTCATGAGCCTGGCCCTGAAGCGCCGATCCGATAGCAGTCATGAATACGCCAGCTGCTGCAGCTGCTGCAATTGCTTGAGCCGGTGCCACCGCCGGGCCAACGTAAGGAACACCTATCCATTGCGTGAAGGCATTAAGCGCCGCCATTGCTACCTGAGCAGCGGCATATTGCAGCATTGCCGCACCTACAGACTGTATAAAGGTCGCTGCAAAATCTTGAGCGTTCAACTTTCCAGTTTCTGCCCAAGTTATAATCATGTCGGTCATGCTGCTGAATGTTTGCGCCCCAACCTGCTGCATTGTGGAGTACAAATCCATCGCAGCAGTAGCCTGTGCAGCAAAACCAGAAATTAACCCAGCACTGTAATCACTCTGTAATTCATCCTGTTGCTTATAATAATCATTTTGAATTTCTAGCCTCTTATTCAGTGCATCTTGCAAAGCTTCAGTTTCAGCGTCATAAAGACTTTTATAAATATCTCCGGATTGGTATTGCTTTAATAAATCCTCGCGATTCCCCTCATACTCCTGCTGAATACTGTTGCGTTCTTGCATCCGGCTACGTTCCCGATCTCCAGAATAACGCCCAATAAATTCACTATCATATCCATGCTTAATTAATTTATTCTGCCTTTCAAGACCTGAAACGTACTCGGCAACTTTCGCATTTTCCTGATTAAGACGAAGTTCTTCCTTCTTAGAATCAAGAAACTTTGCAGCTGTTCGCAACTGGTCTTTTTGACCTTCGGAAAGTTTTTTTAGATTACCACTGCTTATATCGAAGTTTATTTTTTCAAGCTCTGTAACTTCAGCTGTTTTTTTGCCTGTTGTTTCAATAAGTGCAGCTTGCTTTTGCAAGTCAAGAAGTCGATTTTTAAAAGCATTGTCAGCCGGATTGCTTTTTGGTTTTGTTTTTGGCTGATTCTGGTTAGACTCCCCTTTGCCCAACGAAAAATCATTATTTTTAGGCGTATCAATGCCAAGATCAGAAAGTAGAGACGTGAGCCCTTTCGCTCCTCTATCTACCTGCTCCGGAGTCATGCTTGATTTTATCGCGCGAAGAAATTGAAGACGTTTAGTTAAAAATTCTAATTCGTCTTTTTGCTCCTTACTTTGATTCCCTCGTTTGTTAAGGAATTCAATTCTCTGTGCAATATCACTTTCATCAGCAGCATTATAATTACCAGATACAGCACCTATACGCGAGCGGGTATAAGTAGCAATGGCCCCCAAGCCACCAGCAATACGTCCCACAACCCCGGCAAGGCTTATGGCTTCACCAACCAGGTCTGATAGCCCCTGAAGAACAGCAGGATCGGTGAAGACGTCACGAATGTCATCAAGCCCATCCTGCAATGGTGTAAGGTCAACCTTAGCCAGCCCCGAAGCAATTTCCATTTTAAGACCGCGGGCGCTAGTCTCTATATCCTGAAAGAACTGATTAACCTTAACAAGGTTATCAATATCTTCTTGCGGTGGTGCGACACCAAAATCTTTTGATAGCTGGATAAACTGTTTCAGCTTCTCGTTGTTGTTGTCGAACAACGGCAGCATTTTTGACAGGTCATTACCCAGGCTTTCGAGAAGATTGGTTTTCCCGGCCTGAGTGGGGATTTTCTGTAACGCTTCACTGATTGCCATCAGCTGCTTATCTGGGGATTGCTGAGCCAGCTTCTGAGCAGAAAGCCCCAAAGTATCCAGCGCCTGAGCAGCCTCACCTGACTTATTCAGAACCGCATCGCCGACTTTATCATTAATGTCTTTGAAAATATCGGCTATGTTATCGCCGGTTAGACCTGCCTGTTCAGCTGCGTATTGCCAGGATAGCAAATCCTGGGTGGACATTTTTAATGACTTAGCCCAGCGATCTGCCTCGGTCACTTGCTGAGCTGTATTTTTTACAATCGCCAGCCCAGCAGTGCCAATCCCGACAGCGGCAGTTGCCGCAGCTGCTCCAATAGCAATAATGGAAGTGCTTATTTCCTTGGCGTCTTTTTTTACCTGGTCACGCCATTTTTGGGATGCCCTTTCGGCTTTATCCATTCCTTGAACAAATCCGCCGACCTTTGCTATTAGATCAATTGTTAAAGTACCAAGGGACTTGCCAGCCATTTAATTTTCTCCAGGCAATAAAAAACCCCGCCGGAGCGAGGTTCATTTTAATTTACTAAATCTAACTTTTTCCGCACCCTCCCACCTGGAAGGAGGCCGTATAGTCAATAGCATTATTTTTATTCACCAGATAAAGGTATGACTTATTACCTACATAACCGCCATAACTGTTTTTAGCGTTAAGAGTAAAAGGAACTAACCATCCGTAATAAGTTGTAAATCCTGACTTACACCAGCCTTTGAAAGGTTCATTGAAATCATATCGTGCAGAATAAGGGTCCTTGAGGCGCGCCGACATACTATCTTTAATTATTTCCTGATAATTATCAGGTAACTTCCCATAATCGGCGCGGCTTAGCTCCGCCTTATCTGGCGCACTAACACAGCCACCTAAAAGCATTACAGTAAAAACAACAACTGCTTTCTTTATCATAATCCCCTCGGTATCAATATAATCATCCCAGAGAGAATATAACCAAATAAATGATATCAATGCCAACTTTTCATAGCTTCTTCCAGAGATAATGGCGCTTCGTTGATGTGCGGTGCAAAGTCACTTACCTTGAACGGAGGCGTGTTCTTTGCCTTATTGATGTTAGCCAGGACAGAAGCCACCAGCGAAGCCCCCCATTCGGTACGCATCATCAAATTGAGCGGTCCGTACTTCTCACGGTACTTGAGCCAAACCAGAAATTCCCTGCGACTCATCCGCTCCTGAGCCTCTGCGATGGTGCGGCCGCCTATGCCGTTCATCACCAGTTCGCACCAGAATTCATCCTCGCCGGTTAGCTCGTAGTCTTTCCCAGTTCGTTTACATCATGAATTGCAGCCAGCAGGGCCATAACGATCGGGCCGTCCAGCGCCCCACGCTCCGGGGTAGCAGTTCCAAGAATGTCAGCCGCGGTAAACACTGGGGCGCCGTCCTGATCGCAAATATGCGCCGCAATGCGCTCAGCAATCGGGTCCGATTTCCCGTTATACGCCAGCAGTTCAGCTTTAGTGGTGTGGTAGCCCATCGGGCGCACATAGACGGTTGCGATATGCTCTTTCCCGTCACGGCCTTTCCACTTAATTTCTTTTTCCACGGGACGCCCGGTAAAAGCACCGGTTTCTTTTAACGTATCGAGAGTAAGTTGCATTTCAGCTCCTGAATAGAAAAGCCCGGATAACCGGGCATATTAATTACGCTGCGGCCTTCGGCACCCATACGGAAGAGCCAGACCGCTGGATCGTGGCTGAGGTCGTCACAACAGCGTTACCCTGGAAATCAAACGGGAAGTCGGAAACGTAACCCTGGAAAATGAACCAGGTGCGATCCGATGGCAGCACCAGGCCATCAACAGCATCCTCAGCGCCAGGAGCGGCGGCTGTCGGGACACTGGTTCCATCTGACCAGCCAACCGCAAAAGTTAACGGCGTCTGGTCATTCGATTCAGCGAGGCCATGCAACATAATATGGCTGGCGTTCGTCGGATCAGCGTTAAGCCCGACGGTTGCGGCCGCAGGCGTTTTAAGCCCCTTTTTGTAGGTTCTGGAATCCCGCTCACTCAGACAGGTATCTTCAATCTGATCGGCAGGGTTCCCGCCGGGGTTGAAACTGGTGATGCATTCAACCTCGCTGACCACGCCAGACTTGAGCACAAAAAACTGCGTGCCTTGCGTTAATACAGACATGTTTTGTCTCCATAAAAGAAAAAACCCGCACAAGGCGGGTCAGTTTGGGGTTGTTGGTTATCTGGTCGTTATCCAGTCAACATCGAAGGAATAGCGGTATCGCAGTGTTTCAGGATCGCGGCTTTGTTCACCCCATCGGGTGATATAGGCCTTGCCCTCAATTGCATCGCGTAAAGCACGGGCAGCAGCGATCACGTCGGTGTCAGTATCGCCATAGACATCAACCTGCAGAGAATAGTGATCTGCATCTGGCCGCTGGTTCAGATAATTTTCAGGTGAGCCGCCTATGTTTTGCCAGACTGCATAGGGGTAAACGATATTATCGTGCTGCATACCGAATGGATAAAGCCGCACGGGAGTAGAACCTAACAAATCCCTGACTGCCTGGCTGGCTGCGCAAACTGCAAATATTGGAGCAATCATACCGGAGTTCCTTTTTTAGCCGCCCGTCGCACAGCGCGATCAATGGACTTTTCCAGCTCCGCTGCGAAAATATTAATTACGTCGGTATCAACACCATTGATCGCCGGTCGCAAAACAGGCTTTGCTGCTGCGTGCTCTGTGCCGAACTCCAGGAATCGCCAGTACCAGGTATCCCCGCCGGGATTACCTTTATCTCCGGCAGTGTTATAACTTTTACCCGCCCTGCCTTTTCGGACGTTGGCCTTTGTATTGGCGTATTGCCTGGCGCCGCCCATCACCCCGACACGAAACGTTGGATCGCCGGTTCTGCGAAACGCCTTGCTGCTGAAGCTGACCACAATGTTTTTGTAGATAGCCTCTTTGGTGAGAGGGTCATCAACCCGCGCGGCATTATTGCGCGCTCTGTCCCTGATGACGTTCGCCGCTTTACGCAGCGCTGCACGACCGGATTTATCGCGAGTGACCTGTGAGACGGCATCCAGTTTTCCCAGGACGGAATCGAGGCCGGTCAGGTTTACTTCCACGCCATCAGCCATCGTTAGCCCCCTCTGAACATGGCAGTGTCAGGTATTCCCTGCCGCTCCGGGGGTCAGGTAAAACGCCCTCAATGTTGTAGATGCGGCCACGAAACAGGATCCGATGTTTCCGGGTGACGCCCTCACGGTAACGAATCGTTATCCGGGTGGTAACTTCGCCCTGAGAGGCCTGGGCGGCGATAAACTCACGTGCGGATAAAGCAGCGACTTTGGCCCAAAGGGTTGCGACATCGCGCCAGGTATTAATTACGGCTCCCGTTGTCGGGTTCTGTTCTTTGACCGGTTCCTGCAGGGTGATCCTGTGACGCAATTTTCCGGCCTGCATATCACCCCCTGGGTTTCCCGCTCAGATAGGTTTGCTGCTCTGGTGCCTCATCGAGATCGCCGGCAAGCGACTGGATAATCACATCGGACAGGGCGACGTTAGACTCAGCCAGGCGGTTTATCGCTTCCGTCTGCTCTCGCTGTGCTGCTGTTTGTTCTCTCAGCGCTGCTATCAGCGCGTTTACCAGTTGCTCGTTCATAGGCTATTTTCGTCCACTTTTTTAACCATTCACGCCGACGGCGGCACCCTTCACAGGCCATTTGCAACCTCAAGTCCCAGGAATTTTTCGATGCTGTTCCAGAATTGATTTAACGCCGAACGGAATAGTATTAACGCTGTCGCTACTAACAGGCTCCCGGTTTTCATACCAGTGCGAAACCAACAGCATCAGGGCCAGTTTGATATCGTCCTCGATTACCAACCCGTAAGGGTCGTCGTCTGGAACAGCGTTATCATAAAGACGGCAATTTGTGATTTTTTCAGCGTGCTTCAAGGAGGCATTGAGGTAGAGAGTTAACATCACATCCTCTGTATCGTCATCGCTGTCGATACGGCACTGGTAACGAAGCTCATTTACAGAGGGCTTCATTTGCCTTCACCCCGCTTATTACCGACTTTAGGCTTAACAGTTGTTTCAGTTTCCGGTTGTTCAGTGCCGTCAAGAATCCCCATTTGAGCAGCAACCTCAAGAGCGCGCTCAGGAAGTGATCCAGCCTCATATTCACCGGCGGGAATGTTTATGATCTGAATGCCATCAGGTGACCATTTCAGGTCTTTTTTCAGCAGCATAATGACCTCCATAAGAATGGGGCCGAAGCCCCATCAGATTATGCGCCAGCACCGATCTGCAGCAGTTTGATGGCCTGAGAATCGGCAAGCATTCCGCCGGTACGTTTGGTGGTGTAGAAACCAACGAATGGTTTGTTGGTGTACGGATCGCGGAGGATGCGGGTACCAATACGATCAACGATGGTATAGCCACGTTTAAAGTTACCGAACGCAATGGCTTTCGCATCTGCTGCGATATCCGGCATTTGCTCGTTCTCAGCAACACCATAACCTGCCAGAGAAGAGGGTTGGCCCAGCTCAAGGCCCGGACGCCAGAGATAGTTACCCTCGGAGTCCTTCAGAATGCGAACGGCAAACAGGCTGTTGTTGTTCATCATGAATTTAGCACCGTTGCGATGAACCTTGCGCAGGGTGTAGACCAGTTTGATAATCGCATCGGCAGTCACACCCGCCGCCGCACCGGAAAGAATGTGCTGCAGCGTGCCAAAGGCACGGGTTTTATCGTCCTCCAGAGTGGAGGCGTAGGCCAGGAAGCCTTTCGGTTTTTTCGTACCGTTACCGCTGGTAAAAGCGATTTCTTCCTGTTCGGAGAACTCAACCGCCAGTTCGCTGTTGATCCAGTCCTCTACATTGAAGAAGGCATCATCCAGCATCGTTTGGGTTGCCTGAGGGTTTCCGTAGATTTCACCCATGAACGGTTCAATCTGACCGAGTTTAGACGCATCAGTAGCCGGACGGGGATCGGTTTCACCGACCCAGCCGGAAGCGGTGCCGCCAAGGTTAACCAGCTTTTTATAGTTGGCACCGCCAACAGTGATAGTTGTGGCCTCCTGGCGCATCACTACTTCATCTTTCAGAAGATTAAGAATGGTGCGGTCCAGCTCTTCCGGGACAGCATATCCGCCGTCTTCATCCACGCCAACCTGCAGGGCTTTACGCTCCAGATCACGCAATCCGTCATCCTTACCCTTGCGCATAAAGTCGATGAAAGCGGTTTTATGCTCGGTTGCGGCCTTGCTTTGAGTGCCACCAGCTGGACGTTTAACCTGTTTAAGCTCATCCTCCAGCGCGGTTTTAAGCTGATCCAGCTCGGTCAGCTTGCCGTTAAGTGTTTCAACTTCTCCGGCCAGCTTGCCTTTTTCAGCTTCGATAGCTTCAATGCGCTTATCATTTTTCGCTTTAAAATCATCGAATTTTTGCTGCAAATCCTGCGCGACCTGCTCAACGTCTTTAATTTCGACTGCCATAATTCAACTCCTGATTAAAATTTGATGTTTTTCAGTGCATCCAGTGCGGCATCCACACCATCAGCGTCACGCTGAGAGAGGTTGCCATAGCCCCCGGCCATGAATGCTTTGGCCTGGGTGCGGGAGAGCCCAACATCGCGCAGGACCCGTTCAATACTTTTCTGAGATGGTGTTTCGCCACGGGCAAACGCGCTTTTAACATCGCTGACCCGCGCCTCGTCATTCGACGGAAACGTTACGGGGCTGACCTCCCAAAGGTCGATCTCCTTGAGGAGAAACACGCCTTTCTCGCGGTCGTATTCCCAGTCTTTGAGCATGTAACCAATAGAAAGGCCGGTTAAAGAACCGGCCTTCATGTGGGCATGTGCTCGCTTTGAAAGAGGATCATCATCAATGAGTAACCGGCCTTTGACATATAATCCGACGTCATCCTCTTTCATTTCGGTATAAACACCGATAGGTTCATCCATCTGATGCTGCCAGAGCATAGCTGGCAGCGCGTTTTTCTCCCGCCATGACTGAAGCGATTTACTGAAAGCGCCGGGAACAACTACATCGTCGTAACTGTCCTTAACGCCAAACACAGAGCCATAGCCTTCAAATTCCCCGCTGTCGCTGACAGACTTTAGCTTCAGCGGAATATCCAGCCGCTGTTTAGTCATCGGCATCATGTTGTTCCTCGGTTGTTTTGCTCTTATTGCTGTCAGACGGCTTGGTCGTCATATTCATCGGCGTCAGATAAACGTCACCGCCAGAGCGTGGGTTCATATCTTCCAGTTCACGGCAGTCATTTGGTGAGTAAATACCCCAGTTAATACCGGTTGAATACGATTCAAATCTTGATTTCATATCCCCACGCAGCAAAGCACCGGCATTAAACTTGGCATAATAGGTGCCCTGCTTCGATTCCTTCACCAGCCCCACGTTGATTCGCTGCTCAATACGGGTCATGTACGGAACGAGTGAATAGTTGATGAAGCCAATGCCAAGGTTTTCAATATTGTTGAAGGTGGCGCGGTCAGTGTTCTGCACCATATGCATCGGCACCCTGAACAGGCGGCAGACTTCCTCCAGCTGAAATTTTCTGGTCTCAAGAAACTGGCTGTCTTCGGCGTTGAGTCCCATCGACTTCCAGTCAAGGCCCATTTCAAGAATCATCGGACGATGCGCATTGCTGAGCCCAAGGTGGCGATCCTCAAAATCTTTTCTCAGCCGTTCATAGGCTGCATCAGTCAGCGTTTGCTCAGTACGGAGAACGCCAGAAGTGACCGCGCCATTTGCGAACAATCGGGCGCCGTGTTCTTCTGTCGCCATACCCAAAGAAATGGCCTCCCTTGCGTATGCGATTGGGTTCAGGCCCACCAGCCCGTCAAAGGTCAACGTCCTGACGTGCCAGATATCATCCTGACCCAGCACATCCGTAGAACCATCAGGGAACGTGACCTGATATACCGGTTGCCACTGACTGTTAAGCTTAGGGTCAACGCAGCCCGGATCAATGGGTAAAAGCTCGACCACTTCACCCAGCGCTTTGACCTTGTAGGCATAAAAATTACCGCGCAGGCAAAGACACACAATGACCAGCTCCCAGAACTCCTGGGGGGTCATATAGTCATTTGGCTTCATGGTCAGTAATTTATGCAGCCTTTCAGAGGTCGCTTTTTGCTTGCTGTTACCAGTGATTTTGTACAGGTTGCAGGGAAGCATCCCCATAGACTCAGCCAGAACTCTTATGCAACCAAAGACTGCTGTAAGTCGCATCGCTTTCTGGCTGCTAACGCGCTTTCCAGTGTAGGTGTCGTAAGTCATCCCTACAGCTTCCGCCAGTTCCGCTGGCGTCGTGACCGATGCGGTGCTTTTCGTAAACATTCCGGGAAAAAACATTAGCCACCCTCCCCGGATTCAATTTTCCAGTTACCGGAAAGGGAGCGGGATACAAGCCATGACCAGAGCAGGCACAGAATACCGCCAGTAATGTAGCCAGCAGGGGGGTAAATAACCCAGGCACCGAATGAGAGCAGAATAGCCCCCAGCACACCAACAAGTGGCGCGAGTATCATCAGGATCATAATTGCCTCTTAAAGTGAGCGCACGCCATAGCTTTCGAGATGATTTGAAAGGGTTTCTTCCTTTTCAAATAACATTGCCCGTCCAATCGCCATAATCAGAGCAACAGCCCCATCTATTTTATTTTCGTTTTGCTCTTTAATTGGCCGAACAACATCATCATTTCCAGGCAGGTGCTTACCCACCACGTTTGAAATACACCAGGTCATTATCGGATTACCGTCATGATGAAATCGACCGGACTCTACAGCGGCCTCAAGCTCTTTCATCGGGTCAGACATGTTGGTGTAGTTCTGGATAATGGTTATAGGGTTGAGCTGTTCATCAGCAAGCTGATGAGAAAGGTTTGTTGCACCGTGCGGGTCAATTGGGCTTTGTTCAACCGGAGTTTGCTGATTATCACGCTTGGCATCTTCAAGTATTACTCGGTAATCAATTTCCGCACCATCAGTCACGGTGATATATCCTGCTTCAACCCATTTACGGTAACGCTCAGCGGTGCGGTGATCGTCAACATCGTTGCTGTATACGGTGTCATACGGAACATAGAAGCGCGGAGATATACAGTAATAATGCCGTTTCCCATCTATTTCACGGGTAAATAGCCGAACCTTAGAGTTCATATCCAGCTTGCGCGCAAGGTCAAAAGACAGAATGCAGGGCTGTCCTTCAAACTGCTCAATGGTGAGCGTCTCATCCTCACATTTTCGCCAGCTTAACAGGTTGAAATAAGCAGCACGTGCGGCGACCCAGATATTCAGGTGTTTCGTTTTGAATATCCCGGCCATGCGGGGATTATTTTTGGCCCTGCTTTGCTGGCTTAAGAGGAAATCCGAGTAAACCGACACCCCCATATTGGGATTGGCTTTGTGAAGAACAGCGGGATCAGTCCAGTCATCACCCTCATCAACGGTGTAAATGACGCCAAAAAGCTCATCATTCGGCACGGTTCCGTTCAGCATTTCGATAACTTCACGACGCTTATCGTAGCAAGGCCCCTCAATGTTATAACCAGCAGTGGTTATAGCCCACATAATCGGCTGTCTGCGGGCCCCCATGCCGGTGATCATTGTGGTATACAGCGCATCGCTTTCGTGCTCGTGATATTCATCAACAATAGCGCAATGCGGTGACTGCCCGTCACCAGGATTACCGATCAGCGGTTCAAATCTGGCGCCATCTTCAGGACGGCTAAGGTTCTTGGCGTTAACCTCTATTCCAAAGGCTTCAACGAGTAGTGGCGTGCGTTTGCACATCAGCCGCGCAGGTCGAAATACTTCCCATGCCTGCTTTTCAGTGGTTGCACCGGAATACACCTCCGCACCAAATTCACCATCACAGGTGAAACAAAAAAGCGCCACACCGGCGCTTATCGCTGACTTCCCGTTTTTCCTGGGGATTTCTGTATAGACCTCTCTGAATCGGCGCAGCCTGCTGCCTTTATGCACCCATCCAAAAGCGCAGCAAATAATAAATAATTGCCAAGGTTCAAGGGTAATAGGCATCCTTTTAAATGCCCATTCACCTTTGGTGTGCGGGAGAAGTTGAATAAACCGTGCGGCACGCTCAGCAAGGTCTTTATCAAAGCGGTATCGAAATTTCTTTCCCTGCGATTTTGACAAATCGTCGATATGTCGCTGGCAGGCATCAATGACATACTGGCATGCTGGAATCTTTCCGGCGACAACATGCCTTGCGTACTGATTTGCAGCGTTAACGTTTGGATAGGCTTTTCGGCTCATGGCGTGATCATCTTCAGGAATGGGTTTTCGTTCTTTTTCTTCCCGGCCAGACCGACCAGGCGCTGTCGGCTGCTGGGGTCCAGCCCCAACATTGAACCGGTAGAACTCATTTCCGATTCCTGTTCTTTTTTAGCCGTAAGTTCAGGGTTTTTAATTTTCCCGCCCATTGCGCCAGTGATGGATAAACCATCAACAGCTATATTTTTTACCGCCCTGCGCCAGAACTCATAGGCAACGCACCAGCGCTCCAGTACTGCAAGATCGGTCACGCAGAGCAAGCCCTGTCCGCATAATTCTTTGGTCGTCAGCTCCCACATGATGGATGCTAACGGGAGTTCTTCTTCTGCAAACCAGTCCGGAGGTGCTACGCCATTGATGGGGGTGAATACTGGTTCTTCTTTATTCAGGGCTCGCTTGCCGGGGTTTCCGGCCAGCTCCTTGCGCGCCGTTGGCTTTGGTCTACGCCCGGAACGCCCCGCCGTTCCAGCCATAAGCGTTACTCCTGGTTAAATTTCATTTTTCGCGGGTATAAAAAATTGACTGAGGCGGCGGTCCTTTGGGCCTTTGCCGTCAGGGATTTGACCCCGCCCCCCCCCCTCTGCCTCGCCTCAAATGAGAATCTATATCATTTGATGCGTTCGCGCCCGGTTTTCGTTCGATGGCAGGGCCAGCACAGGCTTTCGAGGTTCGAATCGTCATCGGTACCCCCATGAGCCTTGGCCCTGATGTGGTCAACCGTCTTTGCTGCGACAGCTCGCCCGCTGCGAAGGCAGTTCTGGCATAAATGGTTGTCGCGTTTCAGGATGCGCGCACGCCTGATATCCCACTGGCTACCGTAGCCACGCTCGTGTCGACTCTTTCCCTGCTGGTGCTGTTGCCAGCCTTCATTGCGGTGCTTTTCGCAGTAGCCTGAGCGGTCGGTTGTTGTGCCTGCGCATCCACGCTTGCGACAAGCTCGGGGAATTAGTGCGGGCATGATTAAGTCCTTATGATATTTGCATTATCACAGGCACTCAGTGAATGCCTGCTGTAATGCCTTAACTGGCCTGCTCAGCCGCGGTATCAAACAGCGCCAGCGCTTCGGTCGACTCCTGAACCGCTTTGATGGTCCGCGCCACCACTTCTGACTCAGTTGTTACGCGACTGTACTGCTGGATGAACAGCAGATATTTGAGTTGGCTATCCTGGACGAATGCAATCGCCTCTTTTGCGGCTGCTGTGTCGTAGTTCAGGGTGGAAAGCAGATTCAGTCGAATCTGTTCAGCTGGTGTGATTTCTGACATGTTTTACCTCTGTGCGATGTGGGGAGCATTATCGAAGCCACTCAGCAAAATGGCCTCTGTGATGCATTCGCATTAATTCTTGCCGACTGAACAAGCAGAACGGTTGCCTTATGGATGTTTGTTACGCGCAATAAAAAAGGCCGCATATAAAATGCGACCTTTGGTTGGTACCAGCTAGAAAACTAAAATCTCTCAGGAGCCACCCGGGAGAGGCTTTTCTGCTCTTTAACTGACCACTGCGGTTTCGGTGTTGGCTGGCAGTGGTAACGTGATGATAGCCTCATTTAAGTTTTCGATATCATTTAAAAATCGAAAGAGTTCATTAAACCAATCATATTCTACTCGCCGGAACATTCAACCAGAGCAACAGGTATCTGTGCTGGTTTTTGATGGCTATTCCCAGCGCTCCCGGATGAGGCCGGTAACTAACAATTTATTCGACGGTTCCTTCAGCATTGACCCATAGGTCTAAATTTTTAATGTAGCGCTGGATGGGAACATAAATAACCATTCCATCCCCAAAATGAACAGATTTTATAACACACCCTTGTGGGGGAAAAAATTCCACATCAGCCGGAGGCCAGGTCGAGCGCTCATTGCCGTAACGATAACCGCATGGAAGTTGTGGTAGTGAGTTTACTGTCATGAATGGCTACTTAGTTAAGAGTGGTTTGAGAGCCTATAGTGCATGACCACCACTGGATTAGATACAAACATTTCATTGCTGACTGTTTGAATGCCACGTTTTCAAAACTTTTATTGAGGTGAGCGATTGAATATTAAGCATTAAATATGCCGGGCTTTATGTTTACTTATCTTGCGCCTTTCACTGTATGTTGCGGACAATTGGCCTGTACTGCTTTGTTGTGCGCCAGGATGTCACGCTTGGTCTGCTTATCCAGCACGTCGATATCGTGGTCGGTCAGGTAGATGACCCTCACCCAGATGCAGGCCGTATCAACGACTACCGGGGCGGGTAAACTTTTCGCGCAGCTCCCGATCAACATCGTCATCAGGCATATGGCTAACGTTTTGCTGTACATTGCTTGCCTCTTTCGTGACTTCTGCCTTACGTTCTGCTGCGGCGACGGCAGCGGCGGCATTCTCTTCGGTACGCTGCTGATCGGCTTTGGCTTCTGCCTTACTGGTCCCGCGAGCGTGGCCAATACCGAACGCACCAGCTATAACCGCCAGCAAAGCAGTTGCCAGACCAATAATCATTTCAATGCCCATAGTGACCTCATACCAGTACAGATTTAGCCAGGTTAAACAGCTCTCGGCGTTTATCCAGACCGTTTCGACCACCGTTAATAAGCAGCGTTACACGCTCCACGTCGCCGGAATGAAGCAGGCAACCGTGGGAGACATAAAACCATGCAGCTGAACGAGCTGCGTAATCATCTCGCTCCAGCAGCTCAGGCTGGGTGACAAGTTCAAGCTTCAGCGCCAGTCCGCAGCTGCGATAGTTGCTCAGGCCCGTGACTTGTTTCAGGCCGCGACCGCGATATTTCCAGCCATCACCGGCAACCTGATTACCGAGATTCTTTTTTCCCCACTCGCCCCCATACACCAGATTCGCGATTGCTCGCTGATTAGCTGGCTGCGTTGCCGTTCTGCCGAGTGCGGCGGCCTGCTGGGCGGTGATACGGTGTTTACCGAACGTAGGCACAAGGCTATCTGCTGCATAGTTCAGATTTTCCACCAGCCGGGTAAAGCCTCCGGACTCATGTCCCATCTGGGCAATGAACATTGCCTGATCGAGTGGAGCAGTGATTCCAAACGCTTTCATCGCGGCTGTAATATGCGGAAACCAGCGCACAGCTAACCCGGCGCTGATGCCAGCCGCCTTTTGAAATTGTGATTGATTCATTAGTGCCTCAGTGCATCAACCAGACGCGCTATATTCCCCCTGAACCAGAGAACCGCGCCGCAGATAAGAATGTTTGCCAGTACCACCAGCCAGTGGGATGACTCGTACAAGCCAAACAGGAAACGGAAAGGGATGCTGGCATAAACCAGCACAGTGAAGTAAGCCATCAGCGATATCATGGGGCGGTGTCTTGACCCGTCGCGCCGATAGAACATCAACGCCCCAACAATTACAGCGCATATCACCGCATTGACGATTGCGCTCGGATCACTTGTTACCATTGCTTGTCCCTCCTCCACGTAAGCGAGAGAGAATCCCAAACAGGCTACCCAGATCCTGACTGTTAACGAACGTCAGCAATTTAATGGCTATGGCTGCAACGATTACAGCACCGAGTGCATCAAGCGGCCTGTCACTGTACCCCGTCCACTTTGAGAAGTAAGACCCCAGCAGAGGAGCACCAATCACACCGAAGATGAATGAAGTTATGAAGTAGCCCACCAGCTTTAGGCGGCTGATATTTACTGCCGTAGCGACATAGAACACTGCCCCAGCGAACGCACCAAATACCACGCCATAATCAATGCCAGTTGCAAGGCCGAACATACTGGCCCCCATCAGCCCGCCAGCAGCTACCGTTGTGCCAGAAACAGGATCGGACATTTAGCCCCCTCTTATTGCTGTGAGTCCTCTCAGAATTGAGGGGAAAAAGAAAAGGCCGCGCATAAGCGCAGCCTCAAATGATTTGTACCTCAGCTTTCCGAGGCGCCTTATTCATGGCGAAAAAAAGCCCGCTCAGAGGAACGGGCAGAAATGTAGGCAATACTGATTCTGTACCGGATCGAGACGCACCTAATAGTCCGAGCTACCGATTTACCAGGAGAGCGCTCATTTTTCCGTTACTACCTTTTAAACATAGCTGGAGAAGCCGAAACGACAACCCCACTACCAAATAGCTTAGTGGCATTGCGTGGTGCCGGGTGCCTCCCGGTGAGCATGCCCCAGTCGGCATGGCCCGCGCTGCATTTACAGGTTCTGTAACTGACTGGTCGCCCCTCCGCATAGGGGGATTCACCACGCGCATACATTAGCTATGCAACATTCACTTAGTCAACATGCTGCGATACCAGTGCGCTAACTTCTTCCTTAAGATTCAATAATCAGTCGGATTATGCATAATCAATGCATGAAATATAATTTCAATAACAACAATAAAAAATCATCTAAAATTATAAATTTACCAAAACTATTGATTAGGATTTTTCTTACCCTCACCATAGAATCCTCCCCACAAAAAAACAAAAATGTCCACATACATTTCAAGGGGTTACACCTGCATGGCAAATTTACTCATTTTAGCACTGGCGGTAGTTCTTTTTATAGTCGCTGTACTTTCTTTCGTTTCTTACACCAAGGACAGGAAAAAGCTTAAAAATACTTTTAAGAAGCGGTATTGATCATGCGCTGATCTTTATCTTAAAGAGGCTGAGCCCGTCAGCCTCTTTTTATTCTGATTGGCCAGCACACCGCCAGCGCCCCGACGATAACCACCAGCAGAACCAGATCCATCAGCATGCCAGCCACCCGCCAGGCTACGAACAGTAGAACGACAAACAGCGCCAAGAAACACAGCCTGCGCAGCATGATTACTTACCGTTGGTGCCGAGTACCCGGCTCAGGTTTTTCAGCAGGACAGTCGAGGCCGTTTCCAGCATGTCATCACCGGCATCGGTATTGGCGACCACCAGCGTCTTAGTGCAGGGAACCTTCACCTTCGAATCACTCAGCCAGCCGGATTCGGTAACCGCCTTTTTCATCTCGTACACCGGCTTCCCGTTCGGCAATTTATCGTCAACGTGCCAGCCGTTCATATCGATCATCGTCAGGCCGCTGCCTTCCTGATTAACCGCCTCCAGAAACTTATTCGACCGGTCCGGCGCAGATACCCAAAGGAAGGCGTCATACTCGCCAGTGGTGACTTTCGCCAGCGAGCGCACACCGCCTTTGGCATAGGTCTCTACTTTGGCGTAATCCTTTTCCAGCCCCTGCAGATATTGCCAGGATGCATACGATCCGCTGGAGGGCTCACCGACCGCGATTTTCACACCTGCCTTTAAATCACCTTCATCGCTGACCTTGCCGCCCTTCTTCACCGCGACAAAAACGCATTCATCAGCCAGCTCGCCGATGATGTCCACCTTCTGCGCTTCGTTGCTGTGGCGGCTGCGCCAGAACTGGAAAGCATCAGCCTGAGTGAAACCGATCTGGGCGGTACCGCTGGCGACCTTGTCGAGATTGTCCAGAGAGCCTTTACTGGGGCTCACCGTCGAGCTGTAACCATACTCGCTGAGTGCGCTGGCGAGATTAACGCCGTACACCGCGTTATAGGTCAGGCCCTGTTGACCCGTAGTGATAACGACATCCGCAGCCGAAGCGGCGTTACTCAGGCACAGCGAAGCGACCGCAATAGCGGCCATGATGACTTTTTTCATGTGACTATCCTTTTGAGGTGAGCCTTCGCCCGGAGTGGTCGCCCTGCAGAACAGTCACACGACCATTCCAAAGGCTCACCCCGAAAAGCTCTGCAGGTTTTATGCGCCGGGCGTGGCGCGGATAAAAAAAAAGGCCCGCAAATGCGAGCCTATGGTTGTGTGGTGGTGAGCGCCCAACTCTCACTTAAAGCCAATCGACAAATTTTTATCGCTGCTTTATGGGCCGGGATTAACCGATATGTTCTTTCACCACAACGGAAAGAGCGCTTAGTGCATTTAAGCCAGGCCCCATAACGGGAAGCGCCCTTGCCTGTTGTGCGTTCCGTTTCGTGGAGCTGACGCCGCCGGAATTACACCGACAGAATCTTCGCAGGAGTATGGGTCAGCAATCTGGTTCAGGGCTCTGCGCGTGTAGGGCTTTAACGTGTCGTGCGCCACGTCTCTACCCAAGAGCCCTGACCGGAGTGCAGAAACGACAAAGCCCAAGGGGGTTAACCTTGGGCCTTTAATTTTTTCTTGCTGCTCAGTTCGCTTTAACGTCCCGAGCCTATCACAATTCAAGCAGTTTCTGGCTCACTTTGCAAGTAAAATCTGTCGCCATTTGTGCCGAATGCGTCACACATTGGTGCGTATAGCATCGATTCTGCCAAACTTATCCATGCATCAACTCTTCGCCTACAGGTCATAAAGCACCAGTCTGGATGCTTTTCATAGAGATCTTCCGCTATGCGCCGTTTGCTCTTCCGTAACCGGTAATGCTCCACCAGCAGGTGGTAAAGCTCTTTGTGACCTCCCGTAATAAGGACTGCACCCAGTACCTTATCAATCAGCAGTCCTTCATCGTCTGTACAGAAGGCCAGGCCGCTTTTGTTTTTCCCCGCGAGTATTTCACGAAAAAACGCCTCAAGCTCAGGCTTCGAGATGCCAGACTTCTTCATCCGGCGTAATGCTTCGTTGATGGCTGTTTTAGTGACTTTCCCGGAAGCCAGTAACTGGTTAAACATATTGCCGCCACTACCGCCGCCGATGTAAGACCAGCGGCCCCACATGCGCAGCTTCCCTTGAATCCAGATGGCCTCCAGCGTTTTCAGCCTGACCATTTCACCAGCTTTTCCAACCTCGGACGGGTTAATCATTATGCGTTCTCCACTATGCCAGCACGCCAATTGCCAGCGAACGATCCAGAAATCGAAACAGCAGCTCCAGCTGTGAGCCGTGCTTCTCCTCAAATGCCACGGTGTCAGCGTGCAACTCGTCGTGATGCGCTCTGCAAAGCGGCAACACAAACAGGTCGTGCGCTTTCGTTCCCATTCCACCTTGTCCGTGGCCTATCAGGTGATGGGGATCATCTGCTTGTTTGTTACAGCAGACACACTGCTGGGACTTAACCCAGCGCGTCCAGCTCTCGTTTACCCAGCGGCGGCGCTTTGGTCGCAGCATGAATGATTCCGGCGTTTCAGGATCTACGCGAAGACCGAGAATCTTTTTCTGCACCACTTCGCTCGCCGCTGGCTCCGGCACAATATCGCTCTCCTTCATCACCGGTTGATGCTTTATTTCCGGCAATCGCAGGGCTTTCCGGGCCAGCGATTCAGGGATGACGTGCGCCAGATTGTTTATTACCAGCCACCAGCACAACTCGGGGATCGTCAGTTGATGGTCTTCGTTGAACCCCAGCTGTGAGCGGATGACCGTTATCAGCCAGGATACCAGGTTCTCACGCGCAATGCCTGCCAGCGTCTCTGTGTACTGATCACGCAGCAGGTTATCGCAGGCCCAGCAAAGGCGGATGCTGCCAGGCTCATGCCGGAACAGCGTAAAATTTTCGCTGTGCCATGAGCCGTGGGGATACTGGCATTCAAAGCGACGCTCCAGCTCGGCCTCCAGCGAGCTAATACCACCCGCGCGCAGAATGACGTCTTTGTTTTCGAATACTGGCTTCAAAACCGGGTCTCCTGCCAGTGGCTGCGTGGCGGGAGGGATAGCGCCAGTTGCGTAGTCGCTGTATTTTTCCGGTGCAGACTCAATCAGTACCCGCCCTCTCCTGAACATCGGCATGAGATCAGCGCCTGGGCGAAGCAGAACAACGCCCATGCGTGGGGCAATCTCAGGGGTTAGTAATGCTCTCATATCATCTCCACGTCAGGCAGCTGCACGAAAACGACGGATAGTGATTTCTACTTTCCCTTTCTTCACGATGTTCCCCCACTCCACCAGCATGCGCTTAACCTGACTGTCGTCTTCCCAGACGCCTGTTAGAGTCAGGGCATCGAACAGCGCTTTGTTGTAGTTATCGATATCCCGACGGCGCTCATCCGGCGGATACAACACAATATGAACCTCGGCCAGATCAGAGGATGGCCGGGGAACGGCCCGCAGTTGCTCAATAATCGCCGCTCTCGCTGCCTGCTGGAACTTGCGCCCTGTCTCGCTTACCAGATGCCTGCCTTTCAGCGGTCCCTTGCTCGGGGCGCGCCAGTAACTATTTACGCTCGGTGGAAATGGTAAAGTCAGTTTCATTTAGCCCCCTTAAAGGATCGCGACAACGTCTTTTGCGACTTCCCGCGTACTGCTTTTGCAGGAGATCGAACGGCGCGCTTTGATGAATTGCAGGTTAAAACCATGCTCCCGGTACAGGTCGAGAACCTTCGGTGCAGATGAGTTAGAAATCACTACCCGAGCCCCACGGTGAAAGGCAGATACACATTGCTTCGCCAGGTCCACCTGGTTCTCCCAGTTAAAACCACCATCGGCGTAAGCAGTGAATCCGGTTGTTCCCGGCATCGGTTCGTAAGGCGGATCGCAGTAAACCACATCCCCTTTCCCGGCCAGGCTGATAGTTCGGGGATAGTCAGCAGTCATGAAGACGCAGTTATGCGCCATAGCCGCGAAGGCTTTCATCTCATCCATCGGGTAATACGGGGCCTTGTAGCCTCCCCAGCCCACATTGAACTTGTTCGCCTGGTTGTAGCGCATCAGGCCATTGAAGCAATGCCGGTTGAGATACAGGAATGCAGCAGCGCGTTCAGTAGCATCCAGCGTCTGAGCGTTGAACTCGGAACGGATCAGCTCATAGCCATCTGGTGACCGCATGTGCTCAAACATCCAGCGGGCCTTTAATTCCACTTCATCCGGCACCACGGCTAACATCTGATACAGATTAATCAGATCCGGGTTAACGTCCGCCAGCAGGTAATCTTCGTGCTTTTCGCTGTTCAGGAATACCGACCCACCACCAACGAATGGCTCTATCAGGCGTTTCCCTGCCGGGATATGCACGAACAGGTCAGCCAGCTGGGTATACTTTCCACCAGCCCATTTCAGAAATGGCTTGCTCATGAGCGGAACCCCGAGTTTTCAGGCAATGAGTAATCAACTCCTTCGAAGCTGGCTCGCGAAATCGACGCCTCCTGGCGGGAGCTATTGAGTGGAGCTGAAAGTTTTAACGACAGCTCATCCCATTTTTCCCGAAGTTTCGACGGGCTAAGCACGTTTTTGCACCAGAACGAATCTTTGTTGGCGCGCTTGAAAAGTGAGCAAATTTGTTTATGGGTTCTCCCGTCCTGCATCACCATCAGGCGAACCTCATTCGCCCATGCGGTCCAGTTTGGTTCTTTAGGGCGAACTACCTCACCATCACTTTCAGCCGCCAGTTCGTACATGCTGATAATTTTTCCCCAAATGAACTCGGCGCAGGTTAAATCGTCCTGGCTGCCCCACTGCCGCTTTGCAGCGCTGTACACCACCGCGTCAGGATGTCGTGACAGAAATTCATCTGCAGAGCCCTGTTCGTCCGGTTGCGAAGCGTCCGGACAAGAAGGATTTATATCTGATGGATCAGTAGTTGATTTTACTGACGGATCCCCACCAGATTCTGACGGGTCAAAACTGGTTTTTTTGATGGATTCCGACGCCTCAAATTTTGAGGGGTCAATTTTTGACGCATCAGATTTTGACGCGTCAGATTTTGATGTGTCAGAAACTGACAGGTGAGAAAATGCCGCTTTCTGTAGTTTGGAAACGTTGAGCTGGTAGACGTTCGATGCATTACGGTTGCCGTTGCGGCGCTGTGTGCGAGTGAGCCACCCCTCTTTCTCAAGTGCAGCTATCGCCGTTCTGACAGTACTTTCACCAGCGCCAATCTGACGGGATATGGTCGCAATGGAAGGCCAGCAAACACCCTCATCGTTGCTGAAGTCAGCCAGGCGCGCCATGATTGCCACGCTGGATAGCTTCATCCCCGAAGATGCACATGCGTCCCAGACGTATCCTGTTAATTTAGTGCTCATGATCGTCCTTTATTTCTCTGAATTTACGTCTGAATTGCTCGAGGGGGCTAAAGCATTCATGCTCGTACCCTTCACGCAGGTATATAACGCGCTGTGTTTGAGGCTCCCAGCGTATGACCCTGACCGGGACGCCGTGGTGATCTCTGAACCATCGGTTGAGCTCTCGCATACTTTCTCCGCCTGGCCGTTAAAGTCCCCTACCACCCACTGAGCAAACTGGTAGCAGACAGGCTCGAACCCGCCTGGTACTCTTACCCCATACACGAACTGCACCGGTCCTGCTCCACCAGGAACTGGCCGCGCTACAAGTTGCGACCTGCGGTATTGTGTTGATAAACTGTTCATGCGTTAGTAATCTCCACTGATAACGACACGCCACGACGCCAGGAGCTGCAACTCGCTGGCGTCACTTCTTTTTGCGTGAAAAAAGCGTGATGATTGCGGCAATCTCTTCTTCACGAGCTGCCAGGTGGCGGCGGTGATGCACCATGATTTCTTCGGCCTCATGCCTTTCAATAACGCCATCTTCAAGTGCCTGTTCGATAATCTGATCAACCTGCCCTCTGGCGGCAGAGGTACGTATTGCCCGGCTAAACAAGTCCACGCGATCCAGCTCTTCCAGGTGCGGAACATCCACCAGCAAAGCACCACGACGGCGGGCGAAGTAGTCTGCCAGTAGTGACGTGTTGGAAATGTCTTCCATCGCTTCCAGCTCCGATACTTCAAAAAATCGACAGCCGTTTTTCTCGTAGAGGTTGTTGTTGAACTGCGTCACGGTCATTCCCAGTGCGCCAGCCATTGCTTCGCGCCCACCTGGATATGCTTTGCACATCGCTTTGACGGCTTCTTTGAGGTTTGGCTCTACCATATTGATTTTCCTTTTGTAGTTACTTTCAAGCAGCTGAATCTGTAGCCTTTTGGTAAAGTTCAGGTCGAAAAACAAGCTGCCCATTAGTACGATATGCAGCTTCTGCAGCACGACCTTTTGGGATCAAACTGCCCGGTCGTTTTCGCCATTGATAAAAAGCCTCAGGAGAAACACCGAAGAAGTCAGCTGCCTTGTTGGGGGTTCCGAAGAACGTTTCTAACTCTGTTGTTGTCATACACCCTCCTAAATTTATTTAGATATTAAGACCAAAGCAAATTTAGGTCAATTAAAGCTAAGATAATTTAGTTTTCATAACATGGCGAACCACAGTGAGCACATTTGGAAGTCGTTTAAAATCATTAAGAAAGGATCGTAAGCTTACCCAGAAGCAACTGGGTAAAGTTGTTGGAGTGACAGATGTCACCATTGGATACTGGGAGAAAGACCAAAACATACCCGGAGGAGTCTCGCTGACAAAATTAGCTCGGTATTTTGGTGTTTCTGAGGACTTTCTCCTCACCGGTAAAGAGGAACTCTCCAATGTAGCGCCTGGCAACTTAGGCGCTATGCAGATCCCTATCATAAGTTGGGTTCAAGCAGGAACTTGGACATCTGAAAGTGATGCTCGTAATTTAGAGGGTGCCGTGGATTACATTTTAACAAACGGCGCTCATTCGTTTGGTACCTTCGCTCTTAAGGTACGTGGAAAATCTATGGAGCCAGAGTTCAAAGAGGGAGACACTATCATTGTGGATCCTGACTTGTGTCCTGGTCCTGGGGACTATGTTGTAGCCAAAAACGGTAGTGAATACGCCACTTTTAAAAAATACCGTGCAAGGGGTGTCAACGAAAATGGTGAAGAGGTTTTCGAATTGGTCCCGTTAAACCCTGATTTTGCTGCTTTAAACTCTGCTGTTGAAAAAATTTCCATCATCGGTGTCGTTGTCGAACACCGCCGCCAGATGCGCCGCTAATCCTTTCCTCTACTCTATCAATGGTGAAAACTAAGAATATTTAGTTTATTCACCTTGACCAAAAAACTAAATTATTTTAGATTTCTTTCAGCGGTCGCGAAAACGTGTGATGCACGGAGACGACCCAGCCCAGACGATATCTGAGTGGCTTTAAAAACAGATGGGAGCCGGTGGAAGCCCGGCACACAACAGGAAAAAGCACTGTGTTAGTCAAGTGAGTTTCCAGTGCTTCAGTGCTCTTTCCGTTGTGTGGAGAACTAACGTACCGCCATTGCAGTGGCGGTCCCCCATCAGCAAGAAATTTTAACCAGCTATTCACCCACTCTCATGGGTTGGGTTGCTGCACCCTAAATTTACGCGTTGCAGCGCGTCAGATGGAGAACAAAAGATGGCTAAGACAGCAAATCAACTTATTAAACAGGCGTACGAAATAGCCAAAACTATGCCACCAGAACAGGCAGCAATCATCAAGGAATTGGCTACCGTCCTCGATGTTTCGAATGTAGCTCTGCGCCAGACGCGCACCGAACGTGACGCCCTTCTCGCAGAGGTCAAATCCTGGGCGAAAGAGTGTGATCGTCTGACCGAGCGACACACCAAGAAGCGCACAAATCTGCATGTCCTCGAAGCAATGCGCGACTTGAAAGCAATTTGCCCCACCAGATTCCGTAACGTGGAGGCTCTCTGATGGCTAAAGACTCAAAGCTGGTATATGGCGCGAGTGGCAAATCGAACGTTTTGACGTTCGAACCTGAAAACCTGCACCTGGTTACCGACAAAACGCACCCGCTTTACGATGAACGTATCCACCTGCCTATCAGCGAGGCAATGGTGCTGAACATCATGGACCAGGGCGTTCTTGAGCCGATTATCGTCTGGAAAGACCCGGAAACAGGGCTGTCTTGTGTGGTTGATGGTCGCCAGCGTGTGCGCCATACACTGGAAGCCAACAAGCGACTCTTGAAAGAGGGTAAAGAACCGTTACTGGTTCCAGCAGTCGCTAAACGTGGCTCCGCCGTTCGCATGGCGCAGGCGATGGTAAGTGCTAACGAAATCCGCCAGGCAGATACGCCACTGGGCCGAGCCAAGAAAATGGCTGATGCGCTGGAGCGCGGGCACGACGAGGACGATTTAGCGCTGATGTTTGGCGTGAGTGTCCAGACCGTACGCGCAACTCTGTCACTGCTGGATGCCACCCAGGCTGTTCGCGATGCAGTGGAGTCCGGAACGGTCACCGTTACCCAGGCGCGTCAGCTGGCATCGCTTAAACCAGAAGAGCAGCGGGAGAAGGTCTCTGAAATCGAAGCGGCAACTGCTGGCACAACCGGCCATGAAAAAGCCCGGCGTCAGCGTCAGATCCTCGGTGATGCAAAGCCGCGCCTGAAAACCCGCAAAGAAATTGCAAAAGCCCTCGAAGATGCCAGCGGCGAATATGCCGAGGCTCTGCGCTGGGTGCTTGGGGAGGCGCAATGAATTTTGAACCTGAGAATTACAGCAAATACACCCTGCGTCGGTTCGCCGCCTTGTTCGATGTGATCTGCTGGGTGCTGATTGCCGTAGTAACCGTTGGTATCTGCATGTTTATTGAATGGTGGGCAGCATGAGTAAATCACTGAACGCACGTTGCATCCGCCGCTGGGAAGTTGAATTTAAACCATTCTGCGACTCAAAGCGCAATCCGTACTGGCGCAAGCGTGACCTTCGTGGGTATATCCGCGAAGCGGCGCTTACCACCGCTTACAGTATGGTCGAGAGCATGGCTGAACGTAACGCCAAAGTTGACTTTGACGGCTCCCTACAAGGCTGGACTCCTGAGTTCTCAGAATGGTACCGGAAGCGTCGTGAAGTGTATCTCAAATAAGCCCGCGACCAACTGAATGAAGAAGCTACCAACGACGAGATCGACGAAGAAATAGAGAACGAACTGGAGGCCTGGAATGACTGATATCGCCACATTCACTAATGAGCAATTAATCGCCGTGTGCCGTGCTGACGTGGCGGAAATGTCGAAGTTTTTAAAAGAGGGTGAATTCAGCAATCCGTCCCGCGCAGCTATGTATTTGCGTATTACTGAAATCGCATTGGCAGCGCTGATGGGGGAGTTCTCATTTGCTCGCAATCAGGTTCGCCGTGAACACGCTGAATGGTCAAAGGCTACCTTCGGCAATGTGGGCCCGGTTGGCCCGCTGAATCACCTCAGCAAAGAAGCACTGGAAGCCGCTGAACAGCCTGGCGACCTGTCGGAATGGGCTGATATGCAGTTCCTGCTGTGGGATGCCCAGCGCCGGGCTGGTGTCACTGATGAGCAGATTACCCAGGCGATGATCGATAAGCTGGCAGTCAATAAACAGCGCAAATGGCCGGAGCCGAAAGACGGAGAGCCGCGCCTGCACATCAAAGAGCAGCCAGCGCCAGTAGTGCCTGATAGTTACGTGATGGTACCGATGAGGTTAACTGCTGAGAACGGTGCAAAGGGGGCGCTATCCGGTGAGTTTTCAGAAACCAAGTTCGTAAACTGCCCGGAATGCTTTGGTGATGATGAATGTGAAACCTGTGACGGCAGCGGGAGAATTGAAATCACGGTACCTGTCACCTGGACGACTATCAAAGAAATCTGGGCTAAAGGCGTTGAGCATTTTTCAGCCACAGCGCAGGAGAATAATTAACGTGAACCATTTAATGATCGACCTGGAAACTATGGGTAATAAACCCAATGCCCCTATCGTCTCCATCGGTGCGGTATTTTTTGAGCCGTCAACTGGTGAACTTGGCGATGAATTTTATCGCGTTGTCAGCCTGAAAAGTTCAATGGATGCCGGTGCTGTTCCTGACCCTGACACCATTATTTGGTGGATGCAGCAAAGCGAAGAGGCCAGATCTGCTATTTGCGCTAAGAATTCAGCGATGGCTATCTCAACTGCACTCATTCAATTAGTGGTATTTATTCGTGGTAATTCCGAGCCTGGCCGAGTTCAGGTATGGGGCAACGGTGCAACTTTTGACAACGTCATCATGCGAGCCAGTTATGATCGTGTAGATATTCCCTGCCCATGGCATTTTGCCAATGATCGCGATGTGAGAACTATCGTCGAATTAGGCCGCACCATTGGCATTAACCCCCGGCGTGATATTCCGTTTGAAGGTGATATGCATAATGCTTTGGCTGATGCCAAACACCAGGCTAAATACGTTTCCGCAATCTGGCAACAACTTTTACTTAAACATTGGTGAGGTAACTATGAATACTATGTTTTTGTTAATGGCTGAATATGGTTCTGCAACTGTCCAATTAAGTCAGGTTTGCGAAAAATATTTTGGTTTGAAACCTTCTACTGCAGAGAAACGAGCTGCTATGGGCGACCTTCCGATCCCCACTTTCCGTGTCGCTGAAAGCCAAAAAGCGCCACGCATGATCCACATCCAAGACCTGGCTAATCATATCGACGAGCAGTTGCAGAAAGGTCGAGACCTTCTTGAGCAGATGAAAATCGCCAACCACTGA